AAATTCAAAATCTTCTGAAGAAAATAATCAAAATTTTATTAAAACAATAAAGGAATATAGCTTTAAACAACAGGTGGATTATGAAGATCGTGATCAAAAAAGCTATAAAGAATATTTAAATAATCTTGTTCCAAAAACAGATAAACTTTTCGAAATTATAAAAAAATATTTGGTAAATGATTCTTCATACTACGAAATTGTTAAACAAATGGAACCATTTCTGGTATACACTGATGATATTAGTTATCCTACATATAGGTTAATTCTTGATTATATGCGTGATAAAATCACCGCGAGAAAAAAAATTATTTTTGCAAGTGTTCCTGAGTTTCAGAGATATGTTATACAAAAATCATTTGAAATGCCTGATATTATACTACCCATTCTTGCAGATATAGTTATTCCCGAAACAGGAGAGAATGGTGATCTATTTGTAATAAAAGAGTATGATATAAAATCTAGATCATCTAGTGAAATTTTAAGACAACTGATATCCATTGATGGAGGAAGATTATTCAATAATATTTTATCATTGGGTATGTTAACCTTAAATAGTTCCATTGATATTGGTGAAAGTTTACAAGATAAACTTGATGAAGTAAATAAAGAATTGACTAACACGGAATCAAATGAATGTTCTGAATTTGTTTTGGCAAAACGATATCTTGAAATGGATGAACTATCTGCTGATGATGATGTTGAAGTTTATTTTGATAAAAAATACGATCCTACCCGTTACGATATTTTAGACAGTTTTACTGAATTTAAACAGATGGGAGGTGAAATATTGCGTAATCAGCTTATTTTTCACTTACAAGAAAATGTTGGAATGAAGGAAACCGATTCCTTAGTTGAAGCAGATGCAATAATTAATGGTAAAAGACTTGTTAGAGACGGTGAATATGCTTTACTAGATAGAGACGGAGATATGTATTATTATATCAGAGAAAACAATCGTTGGAGATTAGACGATGGTCTAAGAGGAAAAGAAGTTGATGAAGTTGCTTTTTGTAACCTTAAAACAAAATGTTTAAGCATCAGAAATGAATGTGGTGATAATGATGAAAATAAAGCTAAATTAAATAAACAACTTGTTGAAGAAATTTTAGAACATTTTGAAGGTCAAGATCATCTTGCAAGTGAAAATTTAAGGGTTATTGTTGAAACAGATTTGGTTGAATCAATACGAGTAATAAGTCTTTTGAAAGCTATTCAGTTTTATGAAAAAAGAAAATATGATATGAATAAAGTTCAAATAGCTTTACAACTTGAAGATGTTGAAAAAGTTGTTTCTCCTTATCAAAAATTACTTGATATTATATTGTCCCAATCAGATTTTGTTAATAAACAAAATAATATTATTAGATTTGTAGATAAATATTGTAGAGAAGCTTTCTATTCTCCTAGTGATCCAGAAGATGTCTATTGGTATTATTGCTCAGCTACTAATACAAAAATTCTTCCATCATTTTTATATGAGTTGGCACAGGCTTATTTTAAAGGAACTTATACTATTATTTTAGACCAAATATGTGCTGAAAGAGGAACAAAAAGTGATGATGGTGATATGATTGTTGATAAACATAGCGGATTTGTTATAAGACAACTTGAGTTTGAAGAGTTAGAAGGATTTGATGCAGCTGGTAGACCATTGACTAGTTATGATTTGTTACAGAGAGATAAGGGGGATATATTAATTGATATTTTTGAAATGAAAAAAGAAGAGCTTTACAAGGATGTAAATGCACAAGTAATATCCCGTGTTATTAATACATTGGATCAGAGTATGGGTATATCTGTAGCGAGCGAACAAGAATTTATTATTAGACACACAGTAAGAAGATTAACACAAGAGTTAAAAACAAAAAAGAAGTATCAAATTCAAGTTGAGAAAATGAGAAAGAAAGGCAAAACGATGCTTCCATATGAAAAATATGTTAATGAATTTTTACTTTACTACACCCTTTCATACTATTTAATTGCTATGCAAACTATGACACCTAGTGTAAAAGCCGTGAAAACTTTTGGAACAGGATGCAAAAAATCTTTTTATGGATATCCCACTGAAAATATGGGAAATATGGATAGTTTAAATTATTTGGCTTGTGTGGCTATGAATCTGAAATCAGATACTGATCCCTGGAATGTATTACCATCGTTAACAAGAAAAGTTAGAATAAAAATAAAAAATAAAGGAAAAGAAGCAAGAGTAGCCGAAGAGAAAAAAATTATGGATGGAGTAGCTAAAAAAATTCAGGTCATTATAGATAAAAAACTGTTAAAAGAAGATGAAATTCAGGAAAAAATAGCAGGAAAAAGATTTTATCTAGAAACAAGTAGTGATGATGATTTGCAAAATATTCCACTGGCTATTGATGTTAAAGGGTGGAGTTTCTTTTTGCCTCCTCTTGTTACACAACGTGTAGAGAACTTAACGTCAGTAAGACCAGAGTTTACTGATTTATTATTACAAGAGATATCACGTGGTAATCCTAGCCAATTTGATAGATTACATAAACTATATGGTATGATGTTTTATTATTCTTTAGGTATTCAAGAAGAAATTCAAAAAGTTGTTAACAAGGTTAGTATTATTCTTACTAATAAGGGAACAAACGTTCCTTATCTTGAAAATGCTTGTTGCAATGAAGGAACATTTGACACATATAATTATTTTGTTGAAGGAGCGCCATTAATAAAAAAATACAACGGCATTATTAAAAATTTATCAGCACTTTATTTCGGAACAATCGAAGAAACTAGATCACCATTTATGTTTAATCCTGAAGACACAAAAATGAAATACACTGTATTAGGAAGTGAATATAGTGAACGAACTATTTATCACTCATTCATATATTTTTGTCATAATAATCCTAACATTAATTTTACCGAGGATTTGATAACTTTATGTGGTGAAATTGGTGCCAGTATAAGTAGTGATGCATTTGGCTTCAATACATTGTATAATGAAACACAAGAGTATTTTGAAAATATGAAAGGACCTCATCCATTAGAAAATAGAATCACACAGCTCAAAAGAGATGGATTTAATTTTACAAATGAAGCAATGGTTAATTTAGTGAATGCTGTAAATAAACAACGAATAGTAAATATAAATTTAAATCCTGTCATTGTTTCTGCCAAACACGCGTTAGAAGGTGTTATCAAATATTTGAAAGAAAAGGATAATCCATTATTGTGTGGAAGGGTGGTATTAGATAGATTATATGAGTTAATTGATAGATTTTACATTGAATATTCTGAGACTAAAGATGAAGGTGTAGTTGATTTGTTAGCTTACTTACAAGAATTCAATAATGAAACAGTAGATAAATTAATTAATAATATCGAAAGAACAACTGAATTAAAACCTAGTGTGCGTGATTTTATTAAAGAGGTTTTTCCAGATCGTGAAACTAAAGGTAGCTTTAAAGAAAATAAACAGAAACAAAAAAGATTTATTTTAAATTGGGAAAAAAGGGGGCAAAATATTTATATGACTGATAATGATGAAACTGATTACACAATTGTGCAATATTTGAAAATAATTATTTTCAACTTAGCGAAAGTATATCCCAATATTATTTTAAACAAAAATAGTTTTAAAGCGAAAAAAATACCCAAACATTGGAGATTGGGTAAATCAGAATTCCACACCACGGATGTTCAAGATATAGTTTTTAAAGAATATAGCAGTTTAGAACAATTTTTCGGGGATGATCAACTAACTGGAATACTTAATAAAGTAATATCTAAAACAGATGATTTGCTTGATTTAATGAATGCTACACCTTTTTTTGCTGAAACTGAACACAAGACAATAATGAGTGGAAAAATATTGAAAGAATTAACCTTTTTCTATTTACTGTGTTGCCTTAATATGTATATGGATTCAATAATGGAAGTTCCTGTAGAACTTGTTGTTGATGATTTAAAACAAGATGATGAAATAGAAGTAGACGCAGCGGAATCTACTATGGCGTATTCTATTGAAGCAGAAATTCTTGAAGGTAAACGAGAAGATAGAAATATTCAATTAAACAATTTACTTACTACCTATTTGGATATGATGATGGTTTATAAAAATATTCTTAACTATTCAAACAGTAATATTACAGATAGTATATTGCGTGCAAAAGAAAGGGAAAAAAATAAGATTACTACTCGCCTAGGAGATTTGACAGTTGAAGAACGTGAGATTGAAAATATAATGAAAAATCAGAGATTAGGTAATTGGAGTTTGGGTCAAACAAAAGCATTATTTGTGTATGATGAAGAACAATATGATAGAGAAAGACAAGAAATAGATAAAGATATGTTAATGCAATTACAATTAGATAAAAATAGTGATGTTGTTAGAGAGAATCGTGATATGTATAATTTTGATGCATTGGAACAAATGGATGTCGCTAGAAGAATAGATGCTGAAGTTTATGCCCTTAATACAATTGTAGAAGATGATGATATGGGTGATAACGATGATCAATTTAGACTAGATTATGGAGATTTATAAATCAATAATATTTATAAAAATAATATTGATTACACTTGCAATCTTCTAATAATTTTATTCTCACCTGTTACTGGATCAACTTCGACTCTTTCCATTATGTTCATTTCTATTCTGGGTGCATTTTGTGGATGAGGCTTTCTATTATGAATTGATTCTTTTTCATTTTCTTCATCACCACAACACTCTCTTAAAATGCAACATATTGTTTTGCACATTTGAAAATTATCTCTACAACCACAGAAACAAGTATCATCAATAAATTCTTCTAACATATCTCGCAATCCACATCTCCAGGCAATCATCAAAAAACACAGTAATGTCATTGCTAGTGTTATAAAGAAACCTATTTGAAAAATTCTATTTGTTGTATTGTCTCCACAGTCAGTATTATTATTTGAATGTTTATTTATACTTTCCACGCTTCTAAAATTATCGTGATTGTTTTGTATAGTTCCAGTAGGATAGGGTTTACTTTCAATTGTTTTATTAATATATATTGTTGTATTTTGGCAGGAACAATTATCCCCATAAAGGTATTTTTTTATTAGAATCTCTCTAGTTACATTAATAAATTTATAGTTTGTAACATTATTCCATTTTGTTTTAACAATGATTCTTGTCACGTTGTTTAATCTTGTCGCATTAATCCATCGTGTCGCATTAATCCATCGCGTAGCATTATTCCATCTTGTTTTATCTAACCATCGTGTCGCATTAATCAATCTTGTCAAGTTAGTCCACCGTATTTTATCTATAAATCTTGTTGAATTTGTCCATCTTGTTTTGTTTTCCCACCGCGTGGCATTAGTCCATCTAGTTTTGTCTGTCCACCGTATTTTGTCGATAAATCGTGTTTTATTGATCCATTTATCATGATAAATAGTTTTTTGTGTATAATTAACTATATTTTGTGTTACATTGATTAATCTTGTTTTGTTTATATATTTATCTCTGTATACATCGTGATAAGTAACTATTTTGCCAGAAAATTTAACATTATGAAATGCTCTACAAGCATCTTTACAAATATTTGAACTTCTAGAACAGCAATTTCCGCCACTACAAGCATTTTGTCTACAAGGTAAATAATTAGATGAGGCAGATGTTTTGCTGCAAGTTTTATATTGTGAATGACTCGAAAAAGATGATGGAGAATTATTACAGTTACACTTAGATTTACATTGATTTAATGTTTTGTATCCTAATTTATATTGACTACAACCTAATTTCCACGATTTTGTAGTCCAGGCTTCATTAGTGTTTCCAGTGTAGTAACTATATCTGCCTTCATTGCAAATACTTTCTAACATAACTGCGTCATAAAAATAGTCGCTAATATTTCTATATTCATATACTATTTGATTAGTTGTTACAGTTTTATTTATCCAATTAGTTTTATTTATTGTTTTTGTGCAAGTAGTGGATGATTCTATGTAATGTCTTATAGGTAATTTATACGTATTGCATTGAGATGCGTAATTACCCCATTGATCTTGTGTAACCCAGGTAAAATTATTAGGATCAGGACAAGCATAAAATCTACAGTGCCAATTTTCAGTAGCTGTTTTTGTAGTCTCTCCGTATCTAGATACCATATTACACTTTCCTGTTGGTTCTTCTATACATTTTGTTTTACATTGTGCAAGTGTTCCCCAAACATAATTAACATTTGCAGTAGCTCCAGGAATAATAGTAAAAGGGCAATCGGGTCTTTTACCAGTATTGGTAGTGTCTTTATCCCATACAGCATCTGGGATTTGGTAACCTTGTGGAGTTATTGACGATGTTACATAATCTACTCTGGCGGATCCTGTATTTGTGCAACTAACACCTTGAACACATTTCATTGTAACGCTACTGGGACATCCTATACATTCACAAGTTGTTCCGGGAGCTTGTGGACACCAAATTGTATTAGATTGGCAATCTCTTTGTCCGGAAGCTGAACAAGTTAATTTAAATGATTGTGATTCTTTCGCATTAACGGTGCTCTGTTGGTAGGCATCGTGTCCGCTGCCGATAGTTTTTATAGTGCAAGAACCTGAACCACAATTTAAAGTGGTTGAACGACAAGTTCTTTCACTATTTGTTCCCCCACAAGTAATATCATAATTGCCGTTCCAAACTTTATTTTTACAAGCATCGTGTCCTGAGCAAGTTTGAGATGCAAGTCTTCTATGGCTATGTGATTGTGAGATAAATAGTAAAAACACTGTGCCATATCTTAAAATGTTGAATAAATTCATTAAATATATTATATTGTATGATTTAAGTTTTAAAAACTAAATAAAATAATCTGTATATATTTCAATATGAACAGATTATTTATTCGACGTAATGCGACATCAGTATCAATCGTTATATTTATAATACTGTTTTGTGTTGTTCAAACGGTTGAACCAGCTTTTATTTATAATAAGGATGGCACTTTAAGACAATTTGGTTTAGGATCGTATAGTAAAACAGTTATACCCATATGGCTTGTTTCCTTAATATTAGCAATATTTAGTTATTTATTTGTATTGTATTATTTGACTTATCCTAAATTTAAGTATTAGTCAGTTACAGCAAATTGTTTCATGGGTTTTGTCTTTTCTGAATCAACAGCAGTGGCCCATTGCTTTTGTTTCTCTTCTAGTTTGGCAGAACTTCTCTCACATTGAATACCCATTATAGCATTATAAGAAGTTGAAATTACCAAACATCCTGTTAATAAATACCAAATTAGTTTAGCAATATTATCTTTCAACATTACCATATTATAAAGTTGTGGTATGTATTGATCAGCATTACTAGACAGTAATTTATTTTGGCGCATTCTACCAATAAAGGCATCGAAATTTTCTGGTGTGATCTCGTTAATAAATGTAGAACTATCTTCACATACTTGTTGTATTAATTTATTACCACTTTTTGCTGGTAACATATTATTAAAAATTCCCTTTACTCCTAATAACCAGGCTATGGCATAACCAAATGTATTGGCAAATGGAGCTCTCCAACCAGGAAAAACAAAAAGTAAAAGCATAATCAAACAAAAAATAGTAAAATTAGGAAGAACAGTATAAATAAATGTGCTTGCAAATTGTGGTTCTCCACAATGTTCTTTAGAATTTTTAAAATTTATTCCGAATTGGGCACCAATAGCAAGAATAATATAAAATCCAGTAAACAAATAGCTAAGTGTGGAATTATTTTTCTTATAACCGTCTACAAACAAATAACGCAATAAAAAATAAACACAGGTGAGAATTGAGAATATAGCTAAAGATGCTGAAGCAGAAATTATATTTGTGGAAGCGGAACTCATTTTTATATAATAAGTATAATATAATTTGATTTAATAAACATAAATAATATGAATATGGATACTAAACCCGCATTAATTGAGTCAGGAACAAAATACTTTTTGCGAGAAACATTAAAGAGTTGTAATAAAAAAAGAACAAATTATTATAACGATTTAACAAATTTAGGACTTTTACTAGGATTTATATTAGTGTTTGGAGGCGTAATTATGTATAAATACAAAACACGTCCAAATGAAGAAGCAAGAAAAAAGAAAGAACAGATGAAACAGAATTATATATTAACAAAAATACAAGCACTTACAGATGCTAAGTATAAAGAGCAAAATCAAAGTATTACCAATCTTCCCAAATTCGAGAGTGATTTTGTGAAACTGCACGAAAATTTTTTTAAAACGTAAATATAAATGAATAGTAATAATGAAGAACCGTGGATAACAATGAATGATTTTGTCGAGATAGACGATACCGAAAAGAATACAGAAAAGAAACAAGAACCAGAGAAAAAAGAACCAGTCAAAAAGAAAAAACCCCGTATTGAATATGATAAAGCACTTGAAGAATTTTACAAGGCAAAAAAAATGTATGATGATGCATATATGAGAACAAAAAAGAAATATTTAAAAAATAGAAAATTAACATTAGATCAAAAAAAAGCAAAAATAAAAGCAATAAAAAGAAAATGTATTTTTTGTAAAGGTGAAGGTGGTATGTCTTTTACCAACACAGAAGGGTTTTACAGAGGAAAATGTATGGCAGCAAAACCTTGTAATTTTAATATTGAGTTAAAAAGGGGTCATTATATGTTGATGCCAGAAATTTTGGAAGCATTAAATAGTGATCGTGATATTAAAATGGCAAATATTATTGCTTTAAAGCTGTCCTTGCTTTTTGGATTAAAAGATAAAGAAATTGTTTCGCAAGAATTTGAAGCACAGAAACTTGATTATAAAGAAACTGTGGATAGTTTTAATACAATAAAAACTATGTTAGATCAATTAGATGAAACAGTTTTGGAAGATGACGGTAATGCAAAAACGATAAAAACCTCAGTCTATATTTCACAACTAAAAAATAGATTACGCGAAGTTATAAATGAATTTAAAACTACAATTGAAGAGTATAACAATCCAGTTGGGCAAGAAAAAAGTATAGTTGTTTTACAGCGTGCTATGGAATTATATATAGAAACAATGGTTCCTATCCAGGAAAAAATTCGTCGTGCTACTTATGCATTAAATATTATTGATGTAGATGATAAGAATGAAACTTACAGTTTGATACAAAAAAGACATACACTATCACAATTAGAAATAAATATACCTGGTGAAGAAGAAGAGGTGATAAATATGCAATTAAGATAATATTTGTACATAATATATGAAGTTTTTTCACGCACCAACATTTATTTTATTTTTAGCTTTTGGTATGTTTTTGGTATATATTTCAGCACCTGATACTCAAACAATTTATGTATATCCCACACCTGATAATGTTGGAAAAATACAGTATAAGGATAAAGGTGGGACTTGTCATAGTTTTTCAGCAAAAGAAGTGGAGTGTCCAGAAGACAAAAAATCAATTATTGAATATCCTGTAAATTAATTTAAATGTTATATATATATGGTTTTTGAAGTTAGAAGATTAATGTATGGAAAATACAGTAAATATGTTATATCAGCAGTATTAGGTTTAGGACTTGCTACTCTTTTTAGAAAAGTATGCAATGATAGGAGTTGTTTAGTATTTTTTGGACCTAAATATACTGATATTGATAAAAAAACATTTGGTTTTAACAATAAATGTTATACATTTGAAAAAAAAACAGGATCTTGTGATTCAACAAAAAAAGTAATTCCTTTTGCGTAATAGTAGATATTTTATGAATATTTACTATTATTATATGTCGATGGCAGTAGGAAAAACCAGGGTAGTTGAACCTGAAGCAACAGGGACATCCAGTATATCATCTTTACCGAATAAAATGTCTCCCCAACCTAATAGAGTTGTATTAGAAAAAAGAGAGTTACCGAAAAATAATAACGTGGGTGCTCCACCAGTTCCTCCTCAACAATTAACTCAAGATTCAATTAATCAAATTGTTTTAGGATTACAACAAGCAGCACAGAATGATATGACAGGATTATCAAGTCGTGATATTCCAATGACAACAAATCAAATAACTGCTGATAATCAAGTTAGACCAAATTATGTTCCCGAATCAAAAGATGCTAACTATATTGAAGATGATTCTACTTTTGAAAGTATTGCAAAACAAACGAGACAGGTTAAAAAAGAACAAGATAGTTTGGATTCACTTTATGAAGAACTACAGACACCTATTTTTGTAATGGTTTTATTTTTCTTGTTTCAGTTACCTTATTTTCAAAAAGTTTTGGTAAGATTTGCTCCATCATTATTTAATGTGGATGGTAGAATTGGTCTAGCTGGACTATTAAGTAAAACAATATTATTTGGAATTTCATATTATTCTATAACAAAACTTACTACTCATTTGAGTCAGATTTAAGTTTAGTAACAGAAACACAAATTTGATCTGTAAAAACTTTTACTAATTCATCATTCTTGTAATCAAATAAATATTTAATTTCACGAATGCCAGCAGCCAACATTAACCTAGTGCAAATAATACAAGGATAATGCGTTATATATGCGGTTGCACCATCACAACTCACACCCCTCTTAGCACAATCACATAATGCATTTTGTTCAGCGTGCACCGTTGCCTGTTCATGATTATTTCGAACAATAGACTTGTGCGGTGCACCTGGTAAAAAACCATTATATCCTGTGCTAACAATTCGGTTGTCTTTAACAATTAAACAACCAACCTTTAACCTCTCACAGGCCGATCTTTCACGCGTCGCCTTTACAATTTTGGTGAAAAATTCATCCCAGGAGGGCCTCTCTGACATTTTATAAATATTTATTTCTTGATGCGTTTAAGTTTTTTAAATTTAAATACTTTTCTCTGATACTAAATCGTAGGGGGGTCCCTGTAAAATATAAAATTGAAAAAATGATTTAGAAAAAAATTAACAATATATTTCATTATGTCTAAGACAAAAAGCCAACTAGCCAAACAATACCAGAAAAAAACCGACAAGCAACATATTCTTGATGCTCCCGATACTTACATTGGGTCAGTTGAAGAAGATAATGTTGTGAATTGGTGTTTAAAAGATGGAAAATTTCAATACGCTGAATATAAATGGATTTCGGGCCTTTACAAGTTGTTTGATGAAGGAATTGTGAATGCTAGGGATCATTTTGTGCGCATTGGACAAAAAATTGCGGAAGGTGAAGATGCAATGCCTGTGACCAAAATCGAAGTCACTATTGATAAAGAAACTGGTGTAATTACTATCTTAAATGATGGTAATGGCATTGACGTTGAAAAGCATCCTGAACACAATCTGTGGATTCCTGAAATGATTTTCGGCCATCTCCGCACTTCTACTAATTATGACAAAAATCAAAAGAAAATTGTAGGTGGTAAGAACGGTTTCGGTTTTAAGCTTGTTTTGATTTATTCAAAATGGGGTGAGATTGAAACTGTTGATCACGTCAGAGGACTTAAATATCGTCAGAGATTTGAAAATAATCTTGATGTTATTCATAAGCCTTCTGTGAGAAAATGTAAAACAAAACCATATACTAAAGTCAGTTTCCTACCAGATTATACTCGATTTGGTATTGAAAACTTGACTGAAGATATGTATAATTTACTGAAAAAAAGGACCTATGATATTGGTGCTGTAACTGACAAAACCGTTAGAGTTAAATTTAATGGTGAAGCTGTTCCGTTTCGTCAGTTTGAACAGTATATTGATATGTATATTGGTTCTAAAAAAGAGACCAAACGCTTGTTTGAATCGCATCCACGATGGGAATATGCTGTAAGTATGTCTCCTCTTGATGAGTTCACACAAGTTTCATTTGTAAATGGTATACATACTGGAAAAGGTGGTAAACACGTTGAATATATTTTGAATCAGATTGTAAAAAAGTTGATCGCTTATATTGAAAAAAAGAAAAAAGTAAAGGTAAAGCCAGCTACAATTAAAGAGCAACTTATGTTGTTTGTAAACTGTGTCATTGAAAATCCAGCTTTTGATTCCCAGACAAAAGATTATATGAATACCCCTGTTTCTAAGTTTGGTTCCAAATGTGAAGTTAGTAATAAGTTTATTGAAAAGCTTGCTAAGATGGGAATTATGGAAATGGCAATTGCTTCTAATGAACTTAAACATCAAAAGAAAGCCAAAAATACTGATGGCAAAAAAACACGTTCAATTCGTGGAATTCCCAAACTAATGGATGCAAATTTTGCTGGAGGAAAAAAGAGTGGTCAATGCACACTCATTTTATGCGAGGGAGATTCGGCTAAGGCTGGAATTGTTTCTGGACTATCAAAAGATGACAGGAACTTTTATGGAATCTTTCCTCTCAAGGGTAAGCTGATGAATGTATTGGATGTAGCTCAGAGTAAAATCAATACAAATGAAGAAGTAAATAATATAAAAAAAATTATGGGTTTAAACTCGAATAAAGTTTACACAGCTGAAGATATCAAAACTTCGCTAAGATATGGTAAAATTGTCTTTATGACTGATCAAGATTTAGATGGGTCACATATTAAAGGTTTGTGTATTAACCTATTTCAATCTCAGTGGAAAGAATTGCTCAGAATTCCTGGATTCCTAGGTTTTATGAATACTCCTATTATTAAGGCTACAAAAGGTGCAAATTCCATTTCATTTTATAATGAGAAACAGTATAGAGATTGGAAAGATGCAAATAATAATGGAAAAGGTTGGAAAATTAAATATTTTAAGGGTTTGGGAACATCTCAAGCGCGCGAATTTAAAGAATATTTCAGAGAAAAAAGATTCATTACATTCTCGCACGAAGGAAAAGAGTGTGATGATTCACTTGATAAAGCATTCAATAAAAAATTAGCTGACTCTCGTAAAACCTGGTTGGAAAATTATAATCGAGATTTGGTTCTTGATACTGATGAACAGGAGATTAGTTATTCTGATTTTGTTGATCGGGAACTTATTCACTTTTCAAAATATGATTGTGAAAGGAGCATTCCTTCTTCAATTGATGGACTAAAAACCAGTTTGAGAAAAATTCTTTATGCTTGCTTTAAAAAGAAACTTACTCAAGAAATTAAAGTGGCACAATTGGCGGGATATACTAGTGAGCATAGTGGTTATCATCATGGTGAAAATTCTCTACAAGGTGGAATTATTGGGATGGCACAAGAGTTCACTGGATCTAACAATATTAGTCTTCTTGTTCCAAAAGGTCAATTTGGTAGCAGATTGCAAGGTGGAAAAGATAATGCATCTCCTAGGTATATCTTTACACTATTGAATCAAATCACATATCTGTTGTTTCCAGAAGCAGATTTTCCTGTTCTTAATTATCTTGATGATGATGGTATGCTTGTAGAGCCTGATCATTATGTTCCTATCCTACCATTCTCGCTTATTAATGGTTGTCAAGGTATTGGAACAGGTTTTAGTCACAAGGGTGCTTCATTCAATCCTCTTCAACTTAGTAGTTATATTAAAAAACGATTGATAAATCCTCTAGAACAAATCGATGATATTGTCCCATATTATGAAGGTTTTACTGGAGAAATATTTAAGATTGCTGAACATAAATATCTAGTTAAAGGAAAATTTGAAATTGTAGACAGCAAAACAATTCGTATTACAGAACTACCTGTGGGAACGTGGACTGAAGATTACAAAAAAGATTTGGAGTATATGTTAAGTGATAAAGATAAAAAGGGCAAAAAGAAAAAACCAATTATTAAAAATTTTCGAGATTTGTGCACTAATGATGGAATTGATTTTACTGTAACATTTCCTGAAGGAAAAATGCATTCTCTTCGAAATAAGCTTACTGAATATGGTTGCTCAATGTTAGAGAAGAAGTTAAAACTGTATACTACGATTACTACATCAAATATGCATATGTTTACTTCTCAACAACAGTTGAAAAAATTTAATAAAATTCAAGAAATTATTGATGAGTATTATCCAGTGAGATATAAATTGTATGAGACAAGGAAAGAATATCAGTTGGAACAACTGGCACGTTTGATCAAGGTTTTGGAAAATAAAGTTAGATTTATCAAGGAACAATGCGATGATGTTATTGATCTTAGGAGAAAGAAACGAGAAGTTGTTATTGCTTTATTGAAATCTAGAAATTATGATGTTATTGATGAAGATGAGAACTATAAATATCTTAGAGGAATGCGTATTGAAGAGGTAGAGGAAGAAAATATGAAGAAATTAGAAGATAGATTGTCAGAAATTCAAAAAGAGTATGCAGTATTGAATTCTACAACTATAGAAGAAATGTGGTCAAGTGAGATTACGGCATTTGAGAAACAATATAATATTTATATTCGAGAAAGAAATAAACGATTGAATGGTATAACTGTTAAAAAGATGAAGAAGAAGATCAAAATCAAAAAGAATGTTAAGCAATAATTACTTGAGATAACGTTTAATAAAGAATAAATTTTTTCATTTGTTATTATATGAATATTTTTGGTATTAGTGTCAATATTAAGTTAGGGTATTGGAAGTTAATATTGATATGTATTATTGGTATTTTGCTATTAGGTTTTTTTATTTGGTTGATATCTAGTTATTACATATATAAATGGTTAAGAATGAACATTGATCGAGACTATTATTATTTTAATCAATATAATAATGATTGCCTTGATGTATTAAATAAGTATGGTGATTATCCTATAAAACGTGTTTATTTAGTAAGACAACCTATTACTAAGTTTGCAAAAATTCTTTTAAATTTAATTACATTTTACAAGTTTGAAAGAGAAATGAAAAAGTATATGGCAGCAACTAATAAAGAAGTATTTTTTCCCCAACACACATCAATTATATTAGAAATACAATTGCCTGATAAAACACGCAAAAAAATTTTAGTGGAAAAAAATAATTGTTTAAAATTAGCTTTAAATTTTAGAATGTCTAGTGATCAAGATATGAAAAAAATTACCCTACAAAAAAAGAAATTTACTATAAATAAACTTCTTGACAAAACACGTAATAGAATAGGTAATAATATTTTTTTTAACTGGTCTATTTGTAGAAACAATTGTCAGACATTAACGAAAGAAATTTTAGTTACGTTAGAGAGATTTACTGAATCGAATAAAAAATTTATGTATCAAAATGATTTTGCACAACAAATAAAATTTTCTGAATTTAGTCTACATATTATGAATAGTATTATTAATGTTTGTAACACATTAGAAAATTTACTAGGCAGAGCATTATACTTTTAATCCATATGTGTTTCATTTATTTTTTTTATACATTCCGATCTATTTTGCTGGTGTAAAGGATTATAATTATAATAATAATATCTTTGAACAGCAGGAATATTGGAATATCTTAATCTGTAATATCTTCCTCTTTCTTCCCAATACCATTGACATACAGTGTGTCCCATAAAACAACCAAATAACACTTGTATTGTTAGATAGGTGCCATAGTAATATTCATATATCAATGGATAAAAGCTTTTGCACATCAAATTTATAGTTAAACTTGACAATATTCCAGTAATGAATCCCAATGCATTTATTATGATCCAGTTATACATTTGTAAAAATTAAATCTAAATACTTAAATTAGATTTAATTCAATTTTATAGATTAAAACCAGGGTTTTAATTCAAGAGTATTAGAAGCATAGGTTGAAGTAGGTCTATCCATAGGCATTGCCATTGTGCTAACATCATTTTTAAATTTAACATAACCTTCTGCTTCTCCAATAATTTGGGGAACTGAATAGTTCATTACTAGTTTATTTAAACCTTCTACTTGTTGGGTTACATTTTTATTATCATTTAGTGAATGTTGTAAAAAGATACTTCTCATTATAATTTTTAGAGTATCTAAATCTTGCTGACCTATAAGAAACCGTTGATTTGATAACTTGTAAACACCGGCTCTTATACCATTTTGGATAATTTGAATGTTTTCTGCGCTGAAAAATACATTAGAAACCATATTATTTTCCCAATTTCCAGTGAGGGCTTGTCTATAGGACGTTATTTTATTGTTCACCGGAACCCTGTCATATAATTGAAATACGTTAGGTGCTTTATCTCCTAAAATATCAACTCTTCCATTAGCATTGCTATTCATTATTATATTAATAAACGAAAAAAAAATAATATCTCTAATTTTATATAATGTCCTTTCAACGAATTGTATTAACAGTTGCTTTAGTGACTTTAATTATTGTTTTGTGCATTGTTGCTTATTTGATTCACGCTGCTAAAGAAGATGCAGCTTTTCCTCCCGAAACTCCTGCTTGCCCCGATTATTTTGAAGCAAGAGGTGGGCAAGATTGTGAAAATGTTCAAGGTTTAGGAAATGGTGCTCCTGGTGTAACTAATTTTGCAACAGCAATGGGAGGCTCTTTAAGCTGTCCTAAAAACCAACCTTGCAGTAAATCGGCTTTAAAAGCTCGTTGCAACTGGGCAAAACAACACGGTCTTACCTGGGATGGAGTCTCCAACAGAACCGAAAGAATTAAAAATCCAGCAGGACAAGGAACTATTGTTAGACCTATCTGTTAAATAATTTATCCAAAATATATATCTTTATGGATAAATTACCCAATGAGATTGAAAATCATATTTTTAATTATATTCCAGTAAAAACATTAGCATTATGTAGTAAAAAATATTGGATCGCTGATTATACTAATAGATTACAAAAGATAACCCCCGATATGTTTGAAAAGTATACAAGATTTCTAATAAGAAATGATGCTAGTTTTATATTAAATTTTTATTTGAACGGTAATATACCATTAATAAAAAAACGGAAAAAGGTTTACTATCATAATAAAATATTTTGGAACAGGATAGAGTGGTTAAGATATTTATCTAGATTATCTAATTCTACAAAATGTTTAACAAATGTAAATAATATTATCATAACGGAGAGATTAGTATTTAAAAATATAAAAACAAAAAAAAGTAGATGGAGCAATTAAATATCAATACTATTTTAAATAGGGGAGAATGTGTGGAAAAACTAAAGGATTTTTTAGTTTTTTTTGAAGCGAATAAACATAATCTCTCTACGCGGAGAGGAGTATATGTATATGGAGCTCCAGGAACAGGCAAAACATATTTTGTAAAAGATATATTACGTGAATTAAATTATGATATTATTCATTATGATGCAGGAGACATAAGAAATAAAACGGTGATATCTGATCTCACAAAATATAATATGTCTGATAAAAATATTCTATCAATGTTCAACAAGAAAACAGAATATAAAAAAATAGCTATCGTTATGGATGAAATTGATGGTATGAATAGTGGAGATAAAGGTGGAATAAATAGCTTAATCAAACTTATTAGACCAAAAAAAACAAAAAAACAGAAAAAGGAAGATATTACAATGATACCTATTATTTGTATAAGTAACTTTCACGTTGATAAAAAAATAAAAGAAATGATGAAGGTTTGTGAAACTATAAGATTAAATACTCCAACAACAAAACAAATAAAAACAATATCTAGTATTCTAATGCCCAACTTGAATAATACTGATATGGATATTATTATTGAATTTATTCAAGGAGATATTAGAAAACTTGAGTCTACATATCAAATTTATAAATCTCATCAGTGTCTTCTTAAAAATAAAATTATACAAAATATATTTCAACCCAAACATTATAACGAAGATACCAAACAAATAACAAAAAAACTCTTGAATAATAAATTCTCAATTATACAACATTCATATGTTATGAATGAAACTGATAGAACAAGCGTAGCATTATTATTTCACGAAAATATTATAGATGTATTGGAGAAATACTCAAAAAAACACACCATTCCATTTTACATAAATATATTGAAAAATATTTGTTTTGCTGATTATACAGATCGAATAACTTTTCAAAAGCAAATTTGGATTTTTAATGAAATGAGTTCTCTTATAAAATCATTTTATAACAGTTTTTTATTTCATAATTTTAATGATAAGAAAATTAAATTTAATCCAGCTGATGTTAGATTTACAAAAGTATTAACAAAATATTCAACAGAATACAATAATATTCTTTTCATACAAAAATTATGTGAGCAACTAAATATGGATAGAGAAGATATGTTTTGCTTTTTTTTGAATCTCAAGAAATCACATTCCATAGATGAGATTTATTCGTTGTTTGAAGACGATAATTATGATATTAGTAAATTAGATATTAATCGTATTTACAAATATTTAAACATTTACTCTAATTATGATTACATTGAATAATTATTTTTGAATTTTTGCTGCATATTCGGCAAAACTTGAAGCATCACGTTCTCCTTGATATTCGTCTAATTTTTTACCATTTTTATCAAGAAGTAGAATTGTGGGAAATGAGGTAACATCGTGCTGTCTCATAAAATCTTCGTCTTGACTTACTTCTATTTTTCTTGTTTTAATTTTTCCTTGACTGGCAAATTTATCCCATTCTGGCATCATTTTTTTACAATGTCCGCAACTATTCATATGACATAGAACCATTTCAGCTCCTATAGCACCGGCGAAAGCGGTTTCAGCACCAGATCCAAAATTTTCAAGATAAGTTTGAGAAAAAATTCCCCAGGTTAATCTCTCTGTAACAACTCTTGCAACAATCAAAATGGCAATAATAATAATAACCTTGATAACAGTATTTTGCTTTCTAAATAAATCAAAAAGCTCGCGAACAGGTTTTAATAGTTTTTTAATCATTATATAATTAATAAATATTTTATTGTTTCGTATAAAATTCTAAAAGCGATTTATCTCGTATAAATTGGGAAGGTTTTAGCCTTGTTTCCTTAATATATTTATTAGGACATTGTTCCAATAGTCTTCTTTTATCAAATGTATTATGCTGATGTGCAAATACTAAAATGGTTTTCATAGGATTCAATTGAATTAAAGGAATGGTATAATTTTTCAAAAAATATTTTTCTTCAGCACCATCAACATCGTCTTGATATCGGGTCATACTTAATAATTTTCTTTTAAATGCAAATGTTCCAGCAGTTGCGTGTGTTGATCCATATGGACCAAATTGATATATTTTGTCCAAATCATTAAAATATATATAAGTTAAACTGCTTCCAACAGCTAAACAATCTGGAGATGATCGTAATCTATTTACAGCGTGATTTACTCTATCAGGAGGATAAAAATCATCATCATCCATATAAACTATAATATCTCCTTTTGTTTTCTCATGCATTAAGTTTCTTTTTTTACCTAGCCTAATTTTATTTTCATATCTGTAATATTTTACCCCTTTTATATTTTTAAATAAATCTTCAACACTGTCTTCACCATCATCTATAATAATCCACTCAATTAGTTCAGAAGGATACGTTTGACTCTCATAGCATTTTATTAATGCTGGAATAAAGGATCTTCTATTATATGTGGGTGTGCAAATGCTTACAAATGGTTTGCCGTTTGCTGAGACAGTTTTTTTTCTACGTTTTTTACCCATAAATAAAAATGATTTTAATTATTAAATCCTTTTTATTATTTACTTAAATTTTCAAAAATCTTTCCTATAGCATCAGCGGGAATATTTTGTGTTGAAATTCCTCCTTTTTTGCTTCTTTTTGATTTTGTAA